CGCGTACCCAAGATATGGCACGCGCTCCTGCCCGAGCAAGTCCTCGTACCTGTCCATGTACTTGGCGGACTCCATTTCCTTTTCGTCGTTAGGCATCTTCACCCGCACTCCTTTCGCGTCCAATGATTCGGTCAACTACTGCATCGTCGAGCCTCTTGCCGCCAGCCTTCTGCGCCTCCCAGCAAAGGTCAGCCGCTTTCTGAAAAGGCAGGTTGGTGGCGTCTATCCCCATCCACTTCAGCTTCGCAATCTGGCTGAACCTGGCAAGGCCCGCCTTCTCGCGTTTCTGGCACTCTCCGATCAATCGCATAGCCTCGGCCTTTGTGCAGTCGGTTGGGACGTCCATCCCAAGCCGGCGCATGTATCCAGTCTGCGCCTCGGTGGCGACGGTGCCCCCGAACCTGTCCCAGCCTCCAGCTTCGCTGGTGCGCTTCACGCGAAGAACTTCAAACGGGTTGAAGGTTCTCTTAGTGTAGTTCGAACGTGCCTCCAGAAGCAGGCGCCGCGCGGCCTCATTGCGCTTCTTCTCTGCGATTTCTTCCCGGGCGAGATTGAGCGCGTCACCCGCCTGCATGCCCTTGGTGGCTCTGGCCTTATTCTTTGCGAGAGCCACCTCGTCGCTGGAGAACTTGCCGCCTAGAATGTCGACGGTACAGGCAAGATCGTGCCTGCCACTGTTGCCTGTGAACTCCAGCACTAGCAGCTGTGGCTTAGTGCTTCGTGCGATTGCAAGTCTGCGCTCTGCTGCGGTGGCGCTGTTCGGATCGAACCCTGGCGGGAAGATGGGGCGCAAACCCCTCCCAATCATTTGCGCATGAAGAGCCCGGCTCTTGGTCGGCTTCCCCTGGGCAATGGCTTCCACCGCAGGGCAGTCGTAGCCTTCGGTGGCGATCCCGACGTTTGCTAGGTACTGAAACTCGCCACGCTCGAACCCTCCAAGTATTTCCCCTCGCAAATCCACTTGCGTCTTCCCGTTCACGGCGCGAGCGGAGCCGTGCTTGAGTCCGTTCGCCAGCTCGGCGCAGCGGTCTGCATTGTCCACGCTGGTAGTGAAAAGCAGTGTGCGCAGTTCGCTGGATTCTTCGACCGTCACCTTGACCATGTGGGCGATGGCCTCTTCCACCATGGCGGCATCAAGGTCTGATTGCTTGAAGTCTCCTTTCACCGTTGAGCAATTGGACAAGTCGAGTTCGCCGAGGAACATCTCTTGCCCAACTATTGGGACAAGCCACCCGTCATTGATGGCATCGTCGATCTCGTAGATGAACGCAGGAGGGTCGGCTTCGAACGCTTGGCACATTGCCAGCTCATCGGCTCTGTCTGGTGTAGCAGTGAGCCCCAGCCGCTTGGATTCGCTGAAGTAGTCCAGGATCTGTTTATTCTTCGGACTGACGGCGTGATGGCACTCATCGTAGACGACAAGGCCAAACGTGTCTGGCTTCCACTGGTGCAGCCTGTCCTCGCTGTATAGGGTCTGGACGCTGGCAACGACTACCCGTTCAAGACCAGAGCGCGATTCGGCCTTCTCCAGTCCCACGGGCTCACCAAGGTCATGCTCCAGGCGATCCCTCATCTGGGAGAGCAGTTCGCGACGATGGGCTAGGAGTAACACCCGGTCGCGCAACTCTGGAGCGTATCCGCGAGCAGGCCAGTCTTGCACAACCTGCGAGGCCACAGTGGTCTTCCCTGTACCCGTGGCCATGATGACCATGGTCCCGCGATGCTCTTGCAGTGACCCATGGATGCCTGAAACGGCCTTGCCCTGGTAGTCGCGAAGTCTGCGCCGTGCCAGCGCGCGAGGCATGACGACAGATGGGGCAGATCGCACGACCTGGGCGAACATGTCTAGCTGCACGTCAGCCGCCCTTCCCAGCGTCGCGGATCCACCCGGTCCACCGAGCCTGTTCACCTTTGGTCATGGCTTCACATCCTTCAGCGCGACCCACTTTCCATCGACGTAGATTCCAGCATTGGCGCCAGTGGCCAGCAGCTTCTTGTCGGTGACTGAGCTGCGAACACTCGCCGACACCCACCCCCGCTTGTGGCAGGCAGGGCACCCGTGCTTGAGCTTCGTGCATTTGCAGTACGGGCACACGCTGGCTGGCATAAGCATTCCGGCCAGCGCAGACGACTCGTGAACACCTTCCTTGATCCGCAGGACTGCGTTGCCGTGGATGCCGGCGAACTCCGTGACAGACGACTGAGCGCGCACCAGCGTGGCCCGCAGGTCGCCAAGGAAGCGCTTCCAGACGGCGGCGTCAGCCAGCACCGCTTCTGGAACGTCCATGCCAAGCGTGTCGATGCACGGCTCGGCCTTCGGCTCTGGCTCGCTCGCCTTCCGGTCGCGGTACTCGGCCCGGCGAACCGCCTCCGGGGTGCGGCCAGCCACCGCGGCCACCGCTTCGAGCGCCTCGCGCTTGCCTTCGCTCGGCCTGCCCACGGGGCGCCCAACCATGGCGCGCGTGTTGTAGGCTACTCCGCTCGAATCCCATGGGACATCATCCTCGATGGCCGGGAACGTCTGCTCTGGGCTCGGATGCTCCAGCTCAAGCAGGCGGGCCAGCTCGTGGTCGTGCCCACCGTGGCGACGACGCACGTTCTCTACCAGCGCCAGCCGCTCCAACTCCTCGGGGCTACCCTCGACCGGAAGCACGATGATGGCTTTGATCCCCTTGTTGAGGCATGCGGCCACGCGGTCGCACCCGGCGATTAGGCGAAGCGTGTGGTGCTCGACGATGGGAGACTCGGCAGGCTGTCCACCGCTCGCGTCGAAGCTGTTGCCCAGCTCGATCACGTGCTGCTTCTTGCGGCGTTGCTCGATGTCTCCGGGCAGGCGCAGGGAGGCTACCAGAACGGTTCTGTGGGGATGGCGGATCATGGTGTGTTCATCCAGTCGGGGGCTTCGTCGTCAGGGTTCCCGGCCGGCATCTCGCCCGCTTCGGCCTTGGCCGCGAGGGCAAGTATGATGTCGTTGGTGAGCCCGGCCACCGTCTTGACCGGCGTGGCTGGCGCGATCATTGCGTTGACCCATGCGAGCTTCTCGGCCTTGACCATCGCGGCGGCGGATGCTGCCGACATCCCGTCGGCCTTGTTGCCCCACGGCTTCAATGCGTCGAGTGCCGCATTCAGCAGCTTGGCCGCCGCGATGGCCTCGGTAGCATCGGTGTGCGGCTTCGCCTCTGGCTTCGGGTGATTTGCCTTGGGCGATGGCATGGGCAGGCGTCCCTTGGCTATCCCGAGCAACAGCGGCACCTCGGTTTCCTTGATGGCGGATGGCGTGGCGATGGGGCGGCCTAGGGCAGCCTCGATCCACAGGCGGATAGCCTCTGCTCCTTTGGGGCCGTTGGGCATGCCGTCCACGGCTGACCACAATTCGTCGAGCGGGTCAGTGATGCTGTTGCCGTCGGCCCCGTTGCCGTCGTCGTCCTCCTCTGCTGCCACACCGATCATGGGTGCCCACAGGTATCGGCGAGCGTAGGTCAGCGCCGAGCCGAACACCTGCCACCCACTGGCAGGGTCAGGCAGAGGCAGCGACGACGAGACGCTTTCCCCGGACTCGTGGGCGAGCGTTACGGTGATGGCGCCCTTGCATACCAGGCAGGTCTGCGCCAGGCCATTGGACGCCAAGGCGTCGCGGGTGGCGTCGATGACAGCGTCGAGCGTGGCGTAGCGGAATCGGTACTTGTCGCCGGCCTTGGTCTTGACCTCGACTTCTCGGTTTCTTGGTATGGGCTTGAAGTCTTTCTGCGCCTTGGCCAGAGCTGCGAACAGCTTGGCGATTGGTGGTGCGGTGATCGTGGCGTCTTGGAATGGATCGTTTTCCATGGCTTGTCCTCGTGGTGGGTGGGTTGGAATAGGTTGGCCAGCGGGGCAGGGTTGGCAAGGAGTCCCCTTTCGAGCACCTGCCCCGCTGGCTGTCGCGAAATTGCGACGAAATCAGATGTCAGTGTCGGTCGCGGTGGCCAGGCGGCCATCCTCGATTATGAATGCCCCAGCGTCAGCGTCTCCGACTCGTTCGAGCCATACCTGAAGATCCTTCTCCTCGGACATCTTGCGGACCACTTCGAGGCTGTCAGCGTCCAGCAGGCTGGCATCCTCCACCAGCATCACGCGTAGGGCAGGATTGAGGGCGGCGCCGATTGCGAGCGACACTTGAAGCGTCTCGGCGGCGCTGGCCTGCTCCAGCGGGAGGCGGTTAAGCAGCACGCCGTCATCGCCGAACCCGAGCCCAGGCACGGGCCACTTTGCAGCGGCGAGCATGGCGGTCTTTTGATCGTCGATGGCTGCGATCTGTGCGGTCATGCTGGCGAACTCGCGATCCTTTGCCTCAAACGTCTCGCGGGCTTTGGCGCGTTCCTTCTTAGCGCGCACCAGCCGATTGATGCCTTCGGCGCCTGCGATCTGGTGCGCCAGAGGCGCCATATCTACGGGTGGTGGCAACTCCCGTGCTCCATCTTCTGCGGCGGACAGCTCCGCTTCTGCCTCGGCGAGTGCCTTTTGCGCCGTGCCGAGCTTTCCCAGAGCTTGAGCCACGCGCACGGCGGCAGCGTCGACGGCCCGGTTTCTGCACTCGGCCGCATCCTTCTGCGCCACCAGCTCGGCAATAGAAACCTCGTCGTCGGGCGCCGACCTGCACTCTACAGGGCACTGCGACATGCGAACCTCAGCATCGGATCGCACGTTGCCAACCCCGGTGCGCTTTTCGTAGATGGTCGCCCGCTTGGCGTCCAGTGCGGTAGTGTCGACTCCCACCAGCGTTTTCAGCGTGGCCAACTGGTCCTTGGGCTTGGCTCGCGCGAACGCGTACGGATCGAAGGCGACCTGGCTATAGAACTTCTTGGCCAGCTCCTGTGGCCTGTCCTGTTTTTTGCCGTCTGCATTGCGCACCACCAGCGAGCGGGTGCCGTCGGCTTTGATGGTCAAGTCGAGCCGCAGGTCGTCGCCCAGGCGGATCGTCCCGCTGGCCTCTGCGGCTCCCGTGCGCACCGGCATCGGCAGCCCAGCCGCTTTGCCGCCGAAGGTGGTTCGGATGAAATCGAAAATGGAGGTCTTTCCCTGCTTGTTCTTGCCTCCGACAAATACGAGGTTTGCGCTGGGAAACAGGTCGACGGCTTCGATGCGCTTGAAATTCTCGACGGTCAATTGTGTGATCTTCATGGTCTTTCCTTGTGGTCTATTTGTGGCAATTCGGGCACCAGGCTATCGACAGTCCCGTTCTTTCCAGCTCGCACCAGCACAGATCGGACTTGGCTACGCTGGGCAGGTCGGACGCGTCTACGATTGGCGCTCCAGCTCCTACCGCGCACGCGGCGCACAGAGGCGTCATGGCGATACCCCGAGCACGCTGTCAGCCGTCGCATCACATCCCGCAACCGCGCACCATGCGGGGTCCGGCTCAGCGGCCATCGTTGCTGGTGCATCCTCCTCCCACGGATTCGACTCGTCAAACGGCTGGGCTGCCGATGCCGGAGCGTCTGGTGTGCAGACCGCGACCTGTGCGCGATACTCTTCGGCCGCCGCTGCCAGCACGTTGCGTAGGGCCTGGCGGGACGGGTCTTTGGATGGCGGGTCTAGCTGCATCTCCCACAGTCGGGCCTGGACGTCTACAAGCGTGGCCTCGGCGCGTGCCACGGCGGTGGATTGCGCGCACTCCGATGCGTCGGCGTGGCGGTCGCACGCGGCGTAGGTTGCGCCGGCAATGGCGAGATAGAGGGCGATGCGGACGATCGCGCGGGTCATGTGGTCGGCTCCGTCCATGGGCAGGAGACCAGTTCGCGAATGTCAGCGATCTGTAGTCTTTTTTCGGCGTCGAGGGCGGCGCGGGCGGCGAGGGCGGCGAGGGAGGCGCGGGAGGCGAGGGCGGCGCGGGAGTCGAGGGCGGCGAGGGAGGCGAGGGAGTCGCGGGCGGCGAGGGAGGCGCGGGAGGCGAGGGCGGCGCGGGAGGCGCTGGCGGCGTCACAGATCGTTGAAAAATCAGAATCGTCTGGCAGTGCTCGCAGCGCCCCCGCACGTATCGTCATCCCGTAGGCGTCCATGATCGTCGCAGCATGCACCCTCGCGCCCCTCAGTGCCCACCTCAGCGCCAACGGCCGTACGGATATACAGTCGCGGCCACGCGTGAGCCACCATACCGCCCAATCAATGTGGCCCTCCGAAAGCAGTTTTTCCCAGCACTCCGCAGCGGTGGCGCAATGCTCGGATACCCATTTGCGGCCCTCGCTGCACGCGCCGATTGAAAAAAAATGCTCGTCCAATTTAGTCATGTGGTCGGCTCCTCAATTGCTGTCAAATTTCTACGGGTTTCCGCCAGCAGCTCGGGCGGGATGGGGATTTCTTGGGTGGTCGTGAACATGGTCGTCACAGCCGAAAGATTATTCGCCTCTTGTCGCGGAATGCTCGGCGCTCTTTGTCGCTCCTAAACTCGCGCATCACGAAGCAATCTCCGGATCCGTCGGGAATCCCACCCGCGAACCATTCCCCGTACCACTCCAGCTTTCGTGCCAGGGTATCGGCAGCGATGGCGTGTGGGTCTTTGTTGCCGTAATAGTAGGGGACAAAGATTCTCGTGGCCGCGCACTTGGCAGAAATCCGAGCGCCGTGAGTATTGGTGGGCGGGATGTACTTGGTAACGATTGCTTGACGCATTGGCTAATCCTCCTGTGGTTGGTTGGTCGGGTAGTCCCTGGCGCCGCTGTCGCTGCGGCTCACTGTGGTGCCCGTCGCGCGTCCGATTCGCGCCGACTGACGGGCGGGTTGGCTAGTCCGCTACAATTTCGAGGCCCAGCGCAAACTCGGCCGAGGATGCGTCGATCTGCTCGCCAATCCACACATCACGATCCTCGTCACGATCCTCCGGTGCCATCGCGTCCCATGCCTCGACTGCCCAGCGGCGAAACGTGGGCGCCATCTCTGCCGTGAGAGCGTCGATGGACTCGACCGCAAACGGACCACGCTCGCCATATCGGTCGTTGGTGTTGATTACGTTGATCGTGGTCGTCGTCGTCTTGGTCATGGGTCGTTTCTCCTTGGTTGGTGGCTACTCGCAGCGGACGGAAATCTTGCCGAACGCCTGGCAGACGTAGAGGGTTTGCGCGTCCTTGCATGGGTGCTTGTCCTGTGATACCGACTCGGGCCAAGTCGACGTCTCCAGGCGACCCTTTGCGCAGGCAGGGATGCCGGGGAACTTCGGCTCTTTCTTGGCGGTCTTGGCGACGGAGGCGGGCAGCTCGGCGCGGGGGATGATTTTGCCTTCGGCGGCGAAAGCGGCGGTGTAGGTAGAGAGGGCGAAAGCAATGACGAGAGCGGTCTTCATGATGGCGTGTCCTTTCGAGTTAAAGAGCGGAGTTTAGCTCGTCTAGGAAATCGAGCGCGATCGCGGAGAAGTCCTTAAGGTAGCTGTCTACAGAGATGCAGTTTTTTGCGGCCAAGGAATTCATGAGCGTTGCCGTAACCAGTGCCACCCGCGTATCTTCCAGGCTGGAAGCGATCAGGCTGTTAAACTCCCTCAGTAGTCCAATGGCCTTGAGGGTGCGGAGCACGGTCTTCCGTGTCCTCGTCTTCGCTGCCCTGTTTTGCGTTTTCATTCCTTGAATATAGCCTGCCTGGCGGACGAGCGCAAGGGCTTATTTCGCGGTTGATGTCGATTTCTTTGGGCACGTCAAAACCGCGTCCGCGTCCGCGCCCACTGGCGCCACGTCGAGCCCGAGCTTGACGCGCACATACTGCCCCATATTGAGCCCCGACCGATTGACATCGGCCAGAAATTGCTTGTGCTCGTCCTCGCTGAATCGGATCGAGATGCGGGGGCTGTACTCGCCGCGCCCGGCGTTGGGGGTGTGTTGGTTGGGCATGCTTCCTTTATAGTCCGCCTGGCGGACGAGCGCAAGGGAATGGGCAGCCAAGTGGTACGCAATCTTTGCATAGCTGGGCAAGGGACCGGGAAGGCACGGCAGCGGATGGGCACGGACTGCAGCTCCAAGGGAGGAGCCCGCCCGCCCCTGACACGCATAGAGGCTCACCTATCCCCCAAGACAAGAGAGAGAGCGAACGAAGGGAGGAATGGAAGGATGGATAGGCACGGGAGAGGATGACTAGGTATCCGGTCCGGTCTGCTCCGGGTCCGTTCCGGCGTAACGTGGCGGGATATCTACAACTAACGCGCACGAGCAGGACTAGTGCGAAAGCGTTCACAGGCCGGGCCGGGACCGGCCGGAAGGGTTCCCCGGCCCATTCCCGCCTCTGTCCCCCGCTCCATTCAGTACCGCGTCGTAATGATTCCAGCCACTTGCGAACCGTTTGTTTCCGAATCCCGAGGGATGTTAACAGATTCCTCATAACGCATAATATAAGGCCAAGCTGGTCTTATATTATGCGTCAAGGATTCCGTGCTACATTCCGGGCATGGCCGGACCCCTCATCATTAGACTCAGCCAAGTGGCCGAGCTCATCGGATGCTCCACCGTCACGCTCCGCCGGCACTGCCGGACGGCTGGCGCGGAACTGCTCCAGGTGGGCAGCGTGGCCGGCGCTCCGCGCGGCCCGCTGTACATGACGATAGCCGGTGCCGCCGGCATCGCCGCAGCCGTCCTCGGAAGGCGCGCGGACGCGGCCTTCCGTGACCGGGCACGGAGAGCCGCCAGGAAGCAGAGAGAGGCGCACGGTGCCTTCCGGACGGTCAGGACCCCGGAGGGGTGGGGGTACCCCCGTGTGGACCCCCGTGCCATCGCGGGCGCCTATTCCCTGTCCCGGATTTTCTACCAATCCCGACTTCTTGCCACGTTGCTTCCCTGTCCCGGATTTTCATCACAACCAGGCTTCTTGGCCCATTGCTTCCAGTTCTAGGATTCCGTTCTCCGCAGAACGTGTTACCCTAAACCATGGTGTCAGCCGAGAAGGCCCTCTGCTCCCAGGTCGACGAGCTGCTGAAGGCGGCGAACGAGACGGTGTCTGCTGCCATGAAGGCGCCGGACCTACCGCGGGACGAGCGTGGGCAGTTGGTGGGGGATTGTCCGGTGGGGATGAGCTACCGGGAGTGGAACATTGCGGTGGATGCGAACAAGTCGTCTCGCAACGCTCCGCTGTATCTGGTGAAGGCGTTCGACATGCGGGAGACGGCTTTGAAGATTGCGGCCGGGCTCGGGGATACTGGGGCGCCGAAGCTGGTGCAGCACATAGTTCACTTGGTGGAGGCTCGGCAGTACGATAGGGTGCGCGTTGGGAAGCCGATTGTGGACGTCGAGGCGCGCGTGATAGAGGAGAAGCCTGATGGAACCGAATAATCCACTGTCCGAAGTAGCCTTGATTCAGATGTTGCGAAAGGCCGTCAAGATTATGCGGTACGCCGGACTGATGGAGGTCGGACTACTGACGGTAGATGCGCAGCGGTTCGAGTCGGAAGTGAATGCGCTCGTCGTCGAGCACAACACGAATGGGATGTGCCTTTGTGGCAGAGGCGAGTCATGCGAGCGCTGCACTGGGGTGACACCTGCAACCTAAGGAGTGAAGAATGGACAAAAAGAATTTTCTGCAAGGAGAGTGGGACCTGTGTCTTGAAGGTAAAATCGAAGAGTTGCTTGTTCGCGTCGGGAAAGATGGACGTGCAGACAAGGTTCCTGATTACCTCAGGGAGTTCACGGAAGACTGTGTGCGTAAAGCGAGAGTGAGAGAAGCGCGCTTTGCTGAAGTGGTGCTTGCCCGTTCCATGGTGTCAGGAGCAGAGGCGGAAACGAAGCTCTACAAGAAGCTGTGGGAACAGACACAGCGAGAGATGAATGAGAAGGTGACTCACCTTCAAGGAAAGATTGCCCAGCTCGAAGCTTCAATGGCGCGAAGAAGTGCAAACGTCGATGCGAGCGCGAGCCATCTTGATCAAGCGTTAGAGTCTTGGAATGTGGAAATCCACCAGGCCAATGAGATTAGAGCTGCCGCCATCAAAGATTCCCAAGAGGCTTTTGCGCTTCTAAACGCTCAAGTCGAACTACTGAAGGTGCGATACCCGGAAATTGCGCTGGAACTCGGATTCATGGGGTGACGCATACAACCTGACGAGCAGATTTCCATCGACCTGTACAACCCGTCTGACGTCCAGCGGGAAGCGCACACGTGCGCCGTTCGGGAGCTGTGCTATGGCGGAACAGCCGGGTGCGGGAAGACGGTGTTCCTGAAGTGGGATCCAATCGTTACCCAGGTGTTCAGCGAGCACGAGCGGTTCATTGAGTACAAGCGCAAGGGCGTTCCGTGGAAGTCGAAAGGATGGGCTATTCACTTCAGGCGAGAGTTCCCCATGCTCAAGCAGACCATGGATGACGTGGCTGACTTCATTCGGAAGGTCGACCCTGGCGTGCATTGGGACGCAGAGAGCAAGCTCTACACGTTCACGTGCGGCTACAAGATGCAGTTCGCCCACTTGCAGCGCGAGGACGACTACCGAATCTACGACTCTTCTGCTTACACGTGGATGGGCTTCGACGAGCTGATTCAGTTCCTCTGGCCACAGTACAGCTTTCTGTCGTCTCGCTTGCGCACTGGCGATCCTGTTCTTCGAGCGAAGATGCGGATTCGAAGCGCGACCAACCCAGATGCTCCGGCTGAAGGCTTGTGGGTGAAGGAGCGCTTCGTGGACCCGGCGCCAGAGGGACGCAAGATTCTATTCGATGAAGTGGAGATGACGGATGGGTCCATCGAAGAGAAGGAGCGCCTGTTCATCCCGGCGAGTCTTTCGGACAACCCGGACCCGGCCTTTCGTCGCGACTACGAAATCACCCTTCGCGGCCTTCCACACCACGTGATGCTAGCTCGCCTTATGGGAGACTGGAACGTAGTCGAAGGCGCCTTCTTTGCCCACGAATGGAAGCCAGAGCACCATGTGGTCGACCCATTCGAGATACCAAGCGGATGGACGAAGTTCCGCTCGATGGACTTCGGGTACAAGAAAGCCTGCGTGATTCACTGGTTCGCCATGAACAAGGAAGGCGACATCGTGGTCTACCGAGAGGTGACGTTCAATCACAAGGTGCCAGAGTCCAAGCGCAAGGATGATGAACTCGTGGCCATGGCCATTCGTGAAATCGAGATTGCCAACGGCGAGTGGGACTTGAAAAGCGATTGCTCGTTGCTCACCGGCCCGGCCGACACGCAGATTTGGAGCCAGACAGGCCAGCATGGGCCTTCCATGTATGAGACGTTCGTTCGGTACGGCGTCTATTGGGAGAAATGCACCAAGGACGTGCCAGCTACCACAGCGGAGGTTATTCGCCGGCTACGTGACATTCCAAAAGCCCGACACGCGCGTCCGGGAATCACCGTGTTCCGCACGTGCAAGCACCTAATCGAGCGGTTCCCGACAATCAAGACCGACAAAGACAACCCAGAAGCTCCCGTCACCAAGGGCCAGCACTGGTACGACGCTTTCAAGTACGGGGTCATGCACCGGGCGGCCAAGCCGATGCACAATGAGGCCCCGAAGCCGAAGAACCACACGTTCGACGGCGATGAGGACGAGCTTGACAAGATGAGGCAGCGGCGTTCAAGTATGCAGGGGTACGCCCTATAGGGAAACCATGGACCAAATCGACGGAGAGCAAGATGAAGTACAGCCGATGGCGGACCAAGCTGAATTGGCGGAACCTGGTCCTGTCGTCCTACCTCCTGAAGTTGGCAATCTTATGCCGCTTCTCCTCGACCAGGCAGAAGTAGACGACCGTGTTCGCAAGTTCATCAGCGAGACGCTTTCCGACCAGGTTGTGAACGACTTTTCGGAGGATTGGGAAAGCCGTTCCGGCTGGATGACGAAACGAAAAGAGCGCCTGCGCCTGTACCTCGGCGATATCGACGACAACAATGGCGAGTTTCAGAACGTGGTGTCCATGCACCAGCCGATCCTGCTGGAGCGCATCCTTCGCGTCGCCTTCCGCATCTATGGCGAGCTGTTCAAGGACCGAGAGCCGCTATGGAAGGCCATGCCATCGTCGCAGTTGTCGGAAGCGCGCGCCCAGCTCATCACGATGGCCGACCACTGGCAGTTCTCGAAGGAGATGCCCGACTTCCAAGCCCAGGTCATGCGGGCAATCATCATGTACCTGCGCGACGGCGACACCATCGTCGACAGCTACTACGACCCAGAGCTTGGCGTGAACCGACACGAGGCCTTGAGCCCCGACGAGTTCGTGTATCCGTACACCTGGAAGACCTCCATGGTCGACATGAGCGACGTTCCACGCAAGACGAAGGTGCTCTACAAGTACCGCCGAGATGTGGAAGCCCTCGAAGCCTCTGGGATGTTCTCGCAGACTGACAAAATCCTCGAAGAGGAGGGCACGTTCGACAACGGCATCGACCATGTGATCCGAGACGTCGTCGACAAGTACGAAGGGAACGACCGCGGCGACGTCAAGAGCGATGCCCCGTTCACGTTCCTCGAGTACCGCGGTTGGGCTCGCTTCCCAGGCCACGATTCAGACCTGCCAGTTCGCGTGACATTGGAGTACAAGACCAAGACCATCGTCTCGCTGATGCTTCGCCAGTACGACGATCCGATTGACCGCATTCGGTTCGACAAGCAGAGCAAGGAATATGCAGACTTCGCCGAGGCCATGTCCTCGTATGCTCAGATCGCCGAGAAGGAGCGGATGCTTCTTGAGCGCATCAAGCAGCCAGACGTCAACCCACAAGAGTCGCTCGCCATCGCTCAGCAGGTTCAGGCTCAGACGCCGCCATCCCCTGTCTCTCCAGAGTGGATGAAGATTTCGCCAGAAGGCGCCCCGATGCCTCCGTTGCCGTGCAAGCAACGCCCCATCGAGACGGCGTCGCACGCGGTCTGCATCGAGAATCCAGACGGTTCGCACGGAATTGGGATCGGGACCATCCTGATGCCATTCCAGAAGACCGCCAACAAGGCCCTGAACCAGTTCGCGCAGTCGGCGACCCTCGGAAACTCCATGACTGGCTTCCTGCACGAGTCGGTGAAGCTCGACCCTGGAATCACGTCCATCAAACCGAACGAGATTCTGCGCGTGCGTGGTATCCCGGTGGAGTCGATGGGCAATGCCTTCTTCCAAATCAAGCCACCACAGGCCAACCAGCAGCTTCTGGATCTGGTCAAGATTCAGACCGACGCGGCCGACGGCGTTTCCAATGCCCCCGACGTACTCTCGGGCGACAAGGACGGCCCCGAGACGTTCCGCGGCCAGTCGACCCGCATCGAGCAGGCGGTACAGCAGATTTCCGTCATCGCAGGCAACTTCATTCGCCTCATCGCTCAGGTGGCGAAGAACAATGGCATGCTCAACTTCCAGTTCATGCAGGACGAGAAAATCGTCTCTGTCATCGACCCGGCCACGCAGCAACTGTTCTCAAACCTGAAGGTGACTCGCGACCTGTACCAGGACAGTTACGATATCCAATTCTCGGCCGACATGAAATTCGAGAGCGAAGCCGCCAAGCGCGCCTCGGCCGACGATGTTCTTGGAATGCTCACGAAGGGCGTCCCGCCCGAGCTGGCGACAACCATCTTCAAGCCCCAGATGTACGCCGCAGCCGCTCGCAACTGCCTCAAGGCCCGTGGACAGTTCGACATGCTTCAGTACGTGAAGACCGACGAGGAAATCGACGCCAAGTTGAACGCGCCACCGCCCGGCCCTCCCGGAATGGGCGCGCCGCCAGGGGCACCGCCCGTCCCGCCAATGCCAGGCCAGAAGCCCAGCGGCCCTGTGCCTCCGTCTGTGCCAAGTGGGACCACGAACGCCGCCCCAGGCGCCCAGGGGCCCAACAGTCATTTGCCCCATATGCTGCCCGTGGAAGCGGCTCCAGCACAAGTCAGATAACCCGAACCCAGGAGTGAGAAAGTCATGGCTACCTTCAAGCAAGAACCAGGACCATTCGACAAGGCAACGAAAGAGGAACTGAACGAGTGGCTCGGCCACCCAGTCACGGAAATGCTGCTCGCGCAGCTCAAGCAGACCATCGCGCAGATCGATGATGCCATCACGGGGCACAATCCGTTCACGCTTAGCGACGCTGACTTGGGCGTGAAGGCACGCAACTTCTTGATGGCTCGCTCGAACGTGGTCAGCATGCTCGAATGGCTGAAGGGGGCTCAACATGCGGCGTAAGCACGTCGAGACGCTGCTCGACCAGCGGATCAGGGAGTTCAAGATTCCGCAGTGGCCCGGCCAGGCCATGTACGGCCGTATCATCGTGTACCGACTGCCCGACAAGGCAGCGGCCCGAGAGTCGTTCACCGAAGGCGGTCTCATCGTGAAGCCCGAGAGCGTTGCGAGCGATACCAAGTGGCGCAGCCCCCGCGGTGTCATCGTCTCGGCCGGTCTTCAGGCCATGGACATCCTTCGTGGCAACGGCATGGGCCTCGGCGAAATCATTTGGATGGCATCGCATACCCCGTGGCGGTTTGAGGTGGAGCGAACGACAGATGGCCAAAGCATCGAGTTCTTCTTCATGCAGGCCGGCGACGTTGTGATCTCCGAGGACTTGCTCGGCCGCATGGCTGGCGGTTCCGCGCAGATTGAGATTCGAGACGGCAAGCACCAATTCCTTTTGGAGGACTCGGCAGTGCCGCGTTTCGATCCTCCTCAACATCCCGACGATATGTAGGAGTGATTCATGTCAAAGCAAAGAGAAGACCTCGACTCGGAAGACGAGCCAGACCTAGAGCGACGAGAAAAGCAAGACGACCAGGAGCACGTAGAGGTTTCCGAGAAGGACGGCAAGACCGAGGTCAAGCTGTCCGGGGAAACCCGCCGCGAGCGCCGGCAGCGAGAAATCCGCGAGGAGCGGTCACGCGAGATTGAAAGCGCCGTCAACCCCCTGAAGGATTCCCTCGCCGCTACTCAGCGCATGCTCCAGGACGCCCTGGCTCGCATCCAGGCCCCGCAGCAGCAGCAGGCCCCGCAGCGAAGCCCCGTGGACGACGTGGACGACCAGTACATCGCTCTTTCTGAGAAGCAGGAAGCGATCCTGGCCAAGATTCGACTTGGAAGCCAAAGCCAAGAGGCGCTTGAGAAACTTCGGCGTGACTACTACAGAATCGACCGAGAGAAGGCAGCGGTAGCAGCGAAGCCAGTTGCCACCGAGGCTATGCGAGGATACCGCCCGCCACAGGGGCCAAGCGCCTACGAGCAGCAACTCGCCAGCGACCACCCAGAGGCCTGGTACAACGAGGAGGCTAGAAACTACGCCGCCCAGCTAGCCCAGACCAAGCAGGCTGAAATAAAGGCGTCTGGTCGGCCTATCACGCCGGCAGTCGTGAAGCAGATCCACAACGAGTCGCTCACCCGAGCGGCGGAAGTGTGGGGCCTTCGCCGGCCTGCCATCCCAGCGGCGTCGGATGGCCAGCGCCAGCGGTTCATCGGCTCGTCTGCCACTGGCAAGAGCCCAGGAGGGCCAATCACGAGGCAACTCTCGACCCAAGAACGAGAAATGGCGGTGGCCATGTCGCCGCACATGTCAGAAGCGGACGCCTGCGCCAGGTGGGCAAAGTTGGCCCACGAGAACGGGGTGTAATTAACGACCACGCTGGCCTTATATTACGCGTCACGGCTGCCCACACGGGTGGCCGTTTTCTTTTTGTTGACTTCTAACGCAATAGTCCCGATGCTTTGAGGTGCTCAGGTCCGCCGAAATCGCAAATCGGCGTCGATACGAGCGAAGGCGTTCCCGGCTCCAGTCCCGTGCTTGTGACCCCGTCTCGCATGCGGAATGAGCTTCAACCCACGAGGGTAGGAGTGAAGCTCACATGGCAACAGCAGTAGAACGCATTGACCCCCCTGGACGAACGCTTACCGGCTCAGGTGCAGCCCGCATCAAGAACCGAAAGCCCGACCGCGAGTACGTCTTCGCCAACCCCCACGACGACCTTCTCGGGTGCTCCGCACTCGAAGATGAAGGATGGTCCTATATCATCTCGGGAACCGATAAGGAAACCGCGACCGGGGCTCGTGAAATCGACGGGAAGAAGCTCGCGTACAAGGGCCAGATTCTGATGTGGAGGCCCAAGGCCGAACAAGAGGCGTTTCTCTTGGCCAAGGCTGCGTTTGCAAAGAGCCATGAGCGGGCGAAGGTCCAACAGGGCGGGATCGACGGAGTCAAGTCCGCCGATGGCACGCTCGCAACCAATCTGACACCTCCCAAGGAGTAACACATGGCATCTATTCAACCTCGTCGCGGCGGCCTTCGTTGGAGGGGCTCGCGCAATGGCGGTATCGGTACGCCTCCCATCATTCGTCGTCCTGTCGCCAGCGCCTACGGAACCGCTCTGTACACTGGCGACGTTGTCAAGGTAGTGAGCGACGGAACCGTCGCAGTCTGTGGCGCGTCTGACCACCCGTTCGCGGTTGTGGTCGGGGTAGAGCGCTACCTCGGGGCCGACTCGCTTCTACGAAGCGGATCGTACCTTCCGGCATCCACCACGTACACCGGCACCACGTCTGTCGACAACCCATTCGCCAGCGTCTTGCTGCTCATCCCGCTGCCCGACCAGCTTTTCGAAGCTGACATGGACACCGCGGTGGCCACCTACACGGCCGCTCAGGATCTCGTCGGCAACTGCTTCAACGTTATTGCTACGGCTGCTGGCTCTGCCGTCAACGGGCAGAGCGGATACACCATTAACGAAGGCAGTGCAGCGACCTCCAACTGCCAGTTCATTCTGAAGGAAGTCCCGACGTATGGGCTGGGCCAGAACACGATGAACGACCCGACCGTTGCCTACTGGAAGGGCATCTTCGAGGTCAACATGGCTGGCACTCTGGCCTACCTGGAACTCATCTAGTCCACCGTCGGACAGCAAAGGAAACTGAAACATGATTACCTCACATCCATTCTACAAGGCCATGAAGATGACCTTGGACAATCTGACCACCGACGACCTGGAAAAGAAGCAGGTCTGCATCGGGCCTGGGAAGCTCATTCCCAAGCTCGAAAGCATGAAGGACGGGTATGTCGACGATGCGGAGTCGGCCGGCACCACGTTGCTCGTGCAGAAGGCACAGGGAGCGCCTCTCACCCCGGAAGACATCGTTCTGGGCGGAACGTCTCGCTACTGGCCGCGCACCATGGGCAAGATGGTTTCCGTTACCGAGGAAACCATGGACGACGTCAAATATTTCGACGAGATCATCAACCCGTCGAAGCGCTTGCTGGCATCTGGCTACAAGACCCAGGACATCGACGTGTCGACGTTGATCAGTCTGTCGACGTCGGCGATCGGTGGGTACGACCAGTCAACGCTGACCAGCACCACGCACGCCCTGCCGGGTGGCGGAACCGAGTCGAACAGGTTCGCGACGTACATGACGCCGTCGATTCCTGCTCTGGCTCTGGCCCGCGCTCAGCTCGCGTTGCAGAAGGGGCCGAACGGTCTTCCTCAAGGACAAGTCCCGGAGCGCATCGTGTGCCCCGAGGTGCAGGTCGACGTGTGGAAGGTGCTGCTCGGATCTGAAAAGAGCCCTGGCAACAACTTCAACGACATCAACATCGCCAAGACCTACAAGCTCGGCGATCCCATGGGCATCAAGTGGCTCGACGGAAGCTCCACGACTCAGTGGGGCCTTCTGACCGATGCCGAGAACGGCCTTCGCGCGTTCCAGAAGAAGAAGATCACGTCGATCACCTGGACAGACAACGCCTGTTTGGTTCTGCACCATGGCGTGTACTACCGCATGGCCATTGGCTGGTCCAACTGGCGCGCGTGGTTCCAGGGCAACGTCTAGGAAGGGGCTGAAACCATGTACACTCAACAGCTTTCGCCAATGGCGTATTTCCCGCCCGCGGCGCAGACGTTCAACTCTCCGATCGATGTGGGCTCGGCATACGTGATCCCACCGACCGGGCGAGTGTTCTCTGTGCGTGGCGACGGGACTACCGTCACGAACCTGGACGACCAGTACACGCAGTTCTCCACGAACATGGAGCGGCGTCTGTACCCGTCGATTGCCCTGGCTCTCGTCGACTGCAAGGCGAACCGTGGCGATACCATCATCGTGTATCCTGGGCACACAGAGAATGTGGCCAAGGCAAACGCATGGCCTCTCGTTGCTGGTGTGAAGATTGTTGGACTCGGCGGCGAAGGAGATCGGCCCACGATCACCTGGACCGTCGCCGCTTCGTCCGTCCTCATGAACGCAGCCAACGTGAAGTTGCAGAACCTGAACCTGTTCTTCTGCCCGGCAGCGGGTGGAGGGGTTACGGTCACTGCTCCCATCACCATCAGCGCGGCTGGATGTTCGATTCTAGGCGGCGCCATTCGCATGTCGACTGACGCGACTACACTCTGCACGATTGGCGTCACGACCACCGCAGGCGCAACGGATCTGACCCTCTCGGTTCCTCGCGTCTACGGGGCGACGGCCGGAACTCCTACGACTGGTTTCCAGTTCGTTGGGGCTACGCGCCTGAACCTGTTCGGGACGTCTATCTCGATGGCTACCTCGGCTGTCGGTGTAGGCGTGGTTAGGTTCCTCACAACGGCGTCGACCGACATCGAGGTCTACGACTGCGTGTTTAGGAACAACCTGGCGTCGTCCACTGCTGCGGTAACTTGCATGGCTGGCGTAACTGGGGAGGCTGACTGCGTCAGCATGAAGGTGAACTCTGGTGGTGCTACCGCTTGGGTAACCGTTGCAGGCATGACGTTTGGTCCCAACGTCACCGCCTGCAACACCGACGGCCAGCGCGGAGTTGTCTTCGGAACTGGCTCGACGCTCGCGTAACATCTCTGGGCGGGGAGTGGGGTAAGGGCCTCACTCCCCCCGAACCTACTCCCCGCCCTCTTTTCAGGAGAACCATGCGCTCGATTGGAAAGCGATATCAGGGCAAACAGTACGAGCACACGGACATGTGCGACTACTGCGGTTGCTTTTGGCATCGATCAGACATGGTGCTCGATGCTGACCAGCTCCTGCGCTGTCCCGAGTGCGATCCGAACGGACTTGCCTATGTCACGATGGCGGAAATGTCCGCCGCTGCTGTAGGCGAGATTCAACCTCTTCGTGGTAAGACGAGGGAAGCACCATGACCGTCTCGACCATCGACCTTCCAGACTTCTCGCGCGACGCTCTGCTGACCGCGGCGATCAGGGTCACTGGCACCTTGTCGCTGGATCTCGACCCAGAGCCGCGCCAGCTCGCCCAGGCTGCCACGCACCTCAACCTGGTGCTGGACACCATGCAGGCGTCTGGAATCATCCTTCGCACGGTGGAGCGCACAACGCTTGCCCTCACAGCAGGCGTGTCCGAGTACGACCTTGATACCAGTGCCATCGACATCGAGATAGGCCAGAGCGACACCATCGGGACAATCATCATGGCCGGTGGGTCGGAGCCCATCGTCAAGGCCATGAGCCGACAAGAGTGGCTGGAGCTTTCCAACAAGACCTACGCTGGAATGCCAACGCGGGCCTACCTGGAGAAGAAAGACCCGCTACACCTAGTTTTCTGGCCGGTGCCCAACAGCGCGGCCACGTTTCGCTACACCAAGGTGCGCCTACTCAAGAGCGCTGGGAATGGAGCGAACACCATCGACCTGATGCGGTCGTGGTCGCAGTACCTTGTCTATGCCGTCGGGGCCAACGTCGCGCTCGACAACTCGCTGTTCGACCGCTCACAGCAGTTGCTTGCCTACGCCGAGAAGGTTCGACCCAAGGCCGAGGCGAACGAGTCGCAGCACGGTAGGATCAGGTTCAGAATCGGAAACTCTGGAAGGAACTGGTAATGGCATCACTCATAGAATGGCTGTACCTGTCCGGGGCTCGCGACGAAGCGGGACTTCCGATTGCCACCGGCACCGCCTACTTCTACGTTCCAGGGAGCACGTCGGAGGCGATCACCGTCTATGCCGATGCCGCTGCAACCACGCCCCTCTCACAACCTGTGACGCTCGATGCTGCCGGGCGCGCGACCGTATACGCGAAGGTCCAGTGCGAGATTCTCATCAAGGATTCGCTTGGCTCTACGAAGCGCACCGCCACCAACGCCAAGAGCCTCGAAGCGGCCCAGGTGAACGTGCCGTGGGGCGATTCGACCGTCACGCTCGAATCCATCATGGCCGACATCGAGTCGACCACGACATACTCGGAATCGACGGCTACCGGCGTAGTTGCCAGGACACCGCAAGAAGTCCTGCGCCAGTTCATCAGCCCATACGACTTCGGCGCCGATGGCGGTGGAAGCGTGGA